TAATCTTTTAATCATTGGTGCAATTTTATCCATTATGCCTGAACCGTCATTTGGTTTAGGAAATCTCCAAAATTTAACACCCTCGTGTTCTTTACCACGCTCGATACCTCTAACGATATAAAAATCACGTGATTTGTAACTGTTTGCTAAAGTTTTGTCTTCTTTTTCAGTACTTTTAATTAAAGTTCTGTACATTAGGTTAAGCGGTGATTCTTCACCATCTTGTTCTGGATCATAAAGTTTTGTCCATTTTTTACCAATTTTAAGGTTGTGAAATTTGGCAGTTTCATACCATCTTGGTACACCATCCTCATCGATGGATATTGGCATAATTCTAAATACCAACTCACCTGAATTTTTACCTTCGGGTAATGCTAACGTAAAATATTTACGTAAATCAACTTCTTTTCTTTCTGTGAAAGTAGCGGAAGTTTTCGCTTTTTCGTAATCAGCCAGTGTGTTTTGAACGGCTTTGTTCCAATCTGTGTTTTTAAAGTCCATAATTTATAAATTTTTGATTATGGTACAATATTAAACATTAATTTTTAAAAAGTCAAGTACCCGATAAAAAAAATAAAAATTTTTAGTTAAATAATGTTCTTCTAGTTTTAACACCAATTAATAATACACCATGTGTACTTGTAGTAATTGCTATTGTATTAATAGTTGTTTGATTATAAACAGTGGATCCACCCATTGTCATTGAAATACCATCCATAACAACCGCACTTGTGTCACTATTGGCACCTAAAAAAATTGCTGTGTGAATATTATATGTATACGCAGTATCCGCATCCTCTAGTGTGCTTACGCTAATTGTTTGCCCAGATGTGGCTTTTATCCTAAAAACTTGACTTTGATTCATTTGATTTATAAATTATTAAAAGGGTTATCTTGTTGTACAACAAAGCTATCTTTAACTGTACTATCGCTATAATCACTCATTATATTATCTAACATAGACATTTTAGATTTTTGTTCTAAATCTGTTTGTGTTTTAACATTATTAACACCAGAATTATATTGATCTAGTGTTACGCTAAAAGGATAAGAATCATTAGCTAATGCTTTTCTTCTTTCTTCCTCTGTTGGTGGTCTCATTAATTCAACTTGTTTTGCTAAAGCTTCCATTTTACCGATAAGTGAATCCATTTTAGATAAACCGTTTTCAATATTGTCAACTTTACTTATAATACCATCAATTTTACTCAAACCGCCTTCAATTGTGCCTATTTTCGTTTTAATCTCATTGGTATCATTAACTAAATCGGTAACATCAACTTCAGTAACTTCTTCATCCTCAACTGGTGGTACATCTGCTGATGTATTCATGTCATCAACTGGTGCTTCGGTTCCGTCAATAGGTGCTTCAGTACCATCAAGTGGCGCTTCTGTTCCATCAATAGGTTCTTCGGTCGCATCAACTGGTGCTTCCGTGTCAGTTAATGGTGGTTCACCTCCACTAACATCATCAACTTCATTATAGAATCTATAAGAAACTTCATTTAAACCCAAATCGTTTTGGTATGCTATAATTGTATTAAAACGTTTAATTTCGTTTTCTAATAAATTTTTTAATTTTTTGCTCATCTTAAAAATTCTCTTTTTGTATGACTTATCGGTGTTTCTTCTCTTAATAGTTCTCTACCGTCTTCTACTATTAATTTTTTTTCGATTATTTTTCGCTCAATTAATCCATCAGCTGTTTTTATATAACAAACACCAGATTGTAAATCACAAACCTCTTCACCAACCTTTGGGTTGTTGTTTAAGAAATTATCTATTTTGTTTAAATTATCCATAAATAGTTTTATTATAAATATCTGAGTTTTTAAAAAAGTGTTTATAATTTAGATAATATTTGTTATTGTAATATTAGTTATAATTTAATGTTGTGATTAATGTGTAAAAAATAAATATTAAATTAATGAAAAATATTCCCAATGCCAAGCTTCTCTTTCTATTCTTTTAAATCCATAATTTTTAGCATTTTCAGCTAACCATCCATATAGTACGTCACTAGTTGTCAATTCTCCCAAGTCATTACCTCCCCGCGCAAAATCAACAGCCAAACCAAAACCATGGTTTGAAGTACCAGGTATTGCTGCAGGTCCTTTACCTTCTTTTGGAATACATTTTCCAGTTCCTATCTCATTGGAACAGTTTTCGCCCCAAACCCTCACTTGATCAGCATATGTTCTATATGCTGAATTTATTTTTATATTTGTAATCCCATCATCTTCAGCGGCTTTTATAAGTTGATCAAGAGCCTTAGAGGCTGTAGTATATAATCTTATGTTACCATCATCACTCTTTATACCCCCTTTATAATTTTTCATATTATTAATAGCTCTCAATGTATTACCCATTTTACCATTATCATAAGATTTATTCTCAATCGTCTTTCTTTCACCACCTTTACCAGAACTAAAAGTTAAATTTGTTCCTGAATTGCTTTGTTTAATTCTATTAGGTTTACCAAATAATTCTCTTTCTTTTTTTAATAATGCTTTTATTTTATCAGAAGAAATTGAGGCTTTATTACTATCAACCCCAGAATAATATGATTGATCTTTTTTAATATTTATGTCTTCTCGTTTTGTATCGTATGGTACACCAACAGCTGCCCATATTTGTGCAACTGCTAGAGCCGCATTGTTTAAATTTTTTTCATTATCTTCCACACTACCATTTATATATTTTATTAGATTAGGTCTACCTTCAATTGTAAAATTTGCAAGTTGGTCTTGAGTTTCTTTATTGTAAGTTAAATTCTTATCAAAATTATTTTTAGTTACAAGTTCATTAAGTGTATCAGTAACTATTTGGAACCTACCCGTTGCGAATAATCTTTGTGGTTTTGTATCTCTGCGTTGATTTGTTGTTAAATCAATGCGTTGGAAATTTAATATTTCATTAATAGTGTATTGTGTTAAATTTTTAGTAAATAACGGGAATTTTTTCTGTGACCTACTTGTAGATCCACCAGCATTTTCAGCATACCAATTATAATCATCATAATCTTTCGATTCACCTTTAATAACCTCACTCAGTAAATCAGGATATTTTAATTTTAATGAAAAATCACCATCATTAAATATTTTAATATCTTTGTTCGGATCACCTGATAATTGATTAAGGTCGTCAGTTGTTGCTGTTGATACATCATATTTTGTTTTTGTTGCATCACTCCATTTTATTTTACCGTTATTTACCGAATAAAAAGTAACATTTTTACCAGTATCAGGTGAAGATGAATATGTTCCAAAATATTTAATTTGAATACCAGAAATATCAATAGTTGTATTAATTGTTTTACCACTTAACCCATTAATTATATTATCGGTTGTTAAAATTAAATTATCGACTTCCGAGCCAGCCCAAGTATTGTCAGATCTAATTGGTTGTGCATGATCAAAAAATAATGTAGTTTTGTTTATTGGTAGTATATCTGCTTTTATAGATGTTATTTCATTACCAAGGCTAAATTTATAATCACTACCACTTTTTGTTGCTGATAATTCAAATATTTTTGTGGTATCACTTAATTGTAGTCTCTCATATTCTGATGCTGTAATAATTGTATCTAATAAATTAGATAAAATACCAATACTATTGTAACTAGAATTAATGTAAATTTTAGATAAAGATGGTGTATTAATTTCATCACAATATCTTTTATCATCATCTTCAGCGCCTATTCTTATTTTACCAATAACAATATTTTTTATATTTCTAATAATCAAAGAATGATCTTCACTATTGCTATATGCTTTTGATTGGTTGTATAATGTTGCAACAATAGCTTTATTCAATTCCGTATTATTACTACCACTTATTGTTGCTATATAAGAACCTATTAAAGTTTTTGCATCAAATTCTTGATATCCGTTACCATCAGTTCTTTCTTGAATAACACTACCATACGGCGTGTTATTTGTTGTGTTAACTTTTATTTCACCAGATGTTGGTTGTAGACCTTCTGTTATTACAGTATTAGCCTTATCTGAGGCTTTTAATAATGCGTCAGCTTTTTTTCTCATTAAGCTAAGTAATTCTTTTCTAACATCATTTTTACTAACAATTGGTTGTCTAACACCTTTAAATGTTGTCATCATAGTATTAGGTGAAATTTTATGACTAACGTTTGTAATCCAATATGTGCCATGGAATAATGGAACGTTTCGTAAATAAAAATAAGATAATGGTTGTATTGTGGCATTACCAAGACTGGTAACTGTACAACTATATGATCTTTTTTCTAAAACAGGAAATAAATTTGTTGTTTGTAAATATTGATCAACATTATTTGTAACATCAACCCAAGTTCTAATACTTTCTTCGGTATCAAAAAATTCTGTAGTGTCTAACTCAACACTAGTAAACATTTGTTGATTTTTATTACCAAAGTCAACGGCAAAACATGTTATAGTTGAGTTTTTAATTTCATCG